TGGAGGTCTTGATATATATTCTAAAAAAAACATATTAAAAGGCGCCTCTTCCATACTAAACTTTGTAAGACCGTGTAAAGATCCTTTAGAACCTTTATTGTCTACTGTACCTGATATATCGTATGAGTCACAACCAAAAGCACCGATATGCTCATTACCTGGATGTTTAACTCCATTCTTTATTATTACACGATTTTGTAATCTTGCAGGTGGAATCCACGAAACTAAAAACCTACCGTTGTTTTCTGGTATGAAATTAACTGTTGTATCTTTTACTCCTCCTGCCCATTGGAAGTTACCTCGTGTTACTAAGGTTTTATTCCTCATGTCTTCATTATAATCTATTTGCTCGTATATTTTAGTTAGATTAAATAAAGATAATTTAGCTTCATCTCTGAAAGCGTGTTTTTCTGTACGTGGAAACTGGCGGTAGTATTCGTTTAAGCTATCCTGATCATTTTTAAGACCATCTACTTCATTTTCCCAGTGTTCGATAACGCCTGTTGTGATGAGGTCTCCGTGTGGATCTCTAACGGCGTCTTTTGGTTTGTCGAATACAGGTACGCCATAAGCATCAATGAATCCCTCGTAGTTCCATTCCATAGGTATGAACAAACTATATAGTCCTGAGCTAGTCTGCCCATTGCGGTTTCTTTGCGTGACATCTGAAGCATAGTACAATTTCTTAAAGTTTCCTCCTCCTTTTTCTATAGCGTTACTAGTTGAACCCATCATACATTTACCAACAATTTTACTACCAAGTCTCATCGTTGTTTTTGTAACCCTCCAGTTGTTCAATATATTATCAGGTCTTTCCCATTTACCTGATTCATCATGAACAAGAAGCTTAAGCTTTTCACCATCATAACTGTTGTCACCTGTGTTTTTCCAATCAATAGTTGTGTCAAGACCTTCAAGCTCTTCAGGCGTTTCGCCTTGATCTAACTTTTTTCTTGTTAGTTTAGATGCTGGTATTCTGTACGCTAACTCTGTTTTTGGACGATCCATACCGTCTTGTATAGGACGGAAAAAGAAAGGGTAATTAATTGATATTGGTACTACCTTATCGGTAAACATTTTTTTAGCATCAGCCCCTGATTTTGATAATATACCAAATCTTGAGTCTGAGCTAATTGTTGCTTGGTTAACCGTGTCTGATGATGCCATAAAGGAGAAACCAGACCGTCTGTTTTTAAGGTAGCATATACCATAGCATCTTTGGTCTGCTTTGCAAGCTTCCCAGAAAATGTAGAATAATCTATTTGATTCCCTATAATCTGCTGCCCCAACATCAATCTTGCTCCACTGCAAGAACATATAGTGAGAACCAGTAATGTAAGTAGCCAAACCTTTATTATAGAACCAATATCCTTCTTCACGTCTTTTAAATTCTTCATCTATATAATCGTACCATTTTTCTTTGAAACTACTAGGATATCTTTGCCAATCAAAAACGCTTTTTATTTTAGATAAAGTTTTTGGGTATTCTGCTTTAACCCATTTTTGCTCTTCGGTTTTTTCAGATACACTAAAAACATTTTCAGGCTGTTCAGGTAAAGCTATTTTAAGATTTTGTATTTCTACAATTTCACCTATAGTTCCATCTTTACTTATGATTACAATGTCGTGCTCGACGTCGTAACCATACTCCCATTTTTTATACCTATTGTTTCTTTTTAAAACTTTAGGTTTTATATGGTCTTGTATTGTTTTAACTAAAGACTGCTCGTACATTATTTAGATCTGCCCTCTGCAAAACCTTTAAAACTTTTTTCTTTAGTTTCTCCTGGCTTATCTTCAAGCATTGATTTTTCTTCTTCTATTCTAGCAAGTATTTCAAACGCATCGAATATAGCAAGCTTCTTTGTAGCAGCCGCGTTTTTAAGTCTATCTGCAGATATGTCATCATCAGAATCAACTATAGGTTCTTTAGCCACCTTGATTAATTCCTCAACTGCTCTTTGCCCAGCTTGGATTATATTCTTCCTCGTTTCCTTTGAACTCATACTTAACTAAAATATCATTTGATTGCATACAGTATAGTCGTTGTTTGTTTATAACAAACTCAAACTCTCTATTAGATTTAAACCCAACAAGATCACCTTCGTTTATACCTAAAGTTTTTAAGGTTTTATTACCTATCTTTACTATACCTTTATTTTTTACTTCAACTTCTTGTGACCAGTCGTCTTTGTTTTTTATTGGCATTATAAAACAATGTTCACCTAAAGGTTTCCATTGATATATATTTTTGTAAAGATATATTTGATCTAGTTGGCATAAGTATTGATTGTCGTTTAGCGTTTTACTACTATCAACTTCTTTACCTTTTTGGTTATAATACCTTCTAAATACATTATGATGTATTATAACCTCGTCACCTTCTTCTATTGGTGTTGAATAAGCTGATGGTGTAGAAATAACTATAGCTTTTCTACTTATTAACTTAAAGTTTTCTATACTAGAATTAACCACAAGTTTACTACCATCTATATCAACTTCATTGTCATACCTACTTTTAACAGGCGTGACTATAAAATCAAAAACGCTCCTCATTAATACTCTAAATCATACTCAACAGATACAGCCATGTTAGAATTAAATTTCTTCCATGGCAATACCTCGTTGTTTTTCTTTATAAATATGTTATAAGAAGCATCTTTATCTTCAAACAAAATATGCGATATTTCATGCCCGCCATATACTTGCTGACCAACAGCATAATGCATCGCGTCGTTTTTGTAATCAGAACCAATACTGATTTTTCTTATAACAGTACTCATTAGTCTTCTGCTTTAACCACAGCTAGTTCACCTTCATCTTCTTCTTTTTCGATTTCAGTGTACGTGCCATCTTCTAAATTAATGTTAATAGCTCCGTATATTTCTTCTAGTTGTTTTTTAGTATCTTCTATACCTTCGTTAATACCAGCAATTTTATGAAGCAACGAGTGTTTATTTGCTTCTAATTGACCTATCTGATTTACAACAGTACTTAACTCTGTTTGTTGTTCTTTAATAGTTTTAAGCTCTTCAGCTGTAATTGAATTTGACATTTAATTTAATTTAAGTTATTTAACTTTACTTATTATTACTTATTTTTTTACCTTTTTCCCACGTACGACCCACAAAATAAGCACCATACACAGTTATTAATAACGACTGGAATATAGGTATATAATCCTCTGCTATTGAAAACTCTCCTATGTTACCATCAAAAAATGCTAATACAGAAAATATAAAGGTAAGGTATATAAGAACCATTGGTCTTATATTCTTAGACAATAAGGAATCGGATTTCATATCCGACTCCCATCTTGCTGTTACCTGATCTTGAGCGTCTTTATCTGCTTGCTCTAGCAGCTCTTCAATTTTTAGTTTAGCCGCAAGTCTTTCTTCATCTGTAGTTGTTAAGTTATCTATAACTTTGCCAACATCTTTAATGAGACCTCCAGTTATAAGTTGAAGAATTTTTTTCATATTAAAATAATCCTTTACGAGCTGTTTTTTCTAATTGTCTACGTTCATACTTTCCGCCTCCTCCTGGTAAAAAAGTTCCAAGAGTTTTGATAGCTATACCTGTTTTAGAATAAGTATTTCTTCTTTCTTTTTTATTAGCTTTTTGTTTAGCTTGACGTTTTTGTTTATTAGTTTGACGTTGGCCAGTTAAAACAACCTCTTCTAATTCACCACCTAGTCTTTCTTCATACCCTGGAACTTCTTCGTAGTCTTTGTCAGACGCAAGAGCGTTTTTTAAAGTTGTAGTTGGTTTTTTCTTTTTTGGATCTGTATCTGGATGTGACCCACCTGGGCCATGCATGTGAGCTACTGAACCTTCTGCCATATATCCTACAGCGTTGCTTTTATGCTTCATAAACGAAGCTGGACTTTGTTTGTATGCCATTTGGTTTTTATTTAATAATTTGTTGAAGTATCTTCCGCGCTCTTATCAACTCTGCCAGTTAGTTTATCTTTTTTTGTTTTTGCTCGTTGCCTTTTAGCTGAATACGCTGCTTTCTTTTCTTCTTGCTTAAATTTAAGCTCTTCTATTTTATTAGCTTTAGCTATTTTCTTTTTCATCGCAGCATCTTCACTTTTCTTTTTAGCTGC